ACTGTTGATGTAAGTGATCTGATTGACATCCATGGGTATCATTTCATAGCGAACTATCTTGTTGGGATTGTTGGGATCAAAAACTGGTTTGCGCAACAGATAACCTTTGATGATCATGTTTTGCACATTGCCAAATATAGGATCAATGAATTCAGTGGGCACAGTCACCACTCCCAGTATGCCTTCATCTGTATATTCTTTGTGTATTATGTGTTCAAAGTAAATCTCACCATCAATGAGCAATGATCTGAACAATTCAAAACCTCTTCTGTTCAAATCAAAGTAAGTTATGTATTTCTGAAACTCATCCTCCAGGTTTTGTTTTTCATCCTCTTTTAATTTCATGTCATTGAGTTCCAACAAAACAATTCTGTTGTTGTCATCTCTGTTGACACACTCATCACAAATCTCATCCAATGCATCAGCAACTTCAGAGAATGCCGACATGACTCTGTAATCACGCAACCTGGCCAGTTTGTCATGTTGTATGCTTGCATACATGAACTTGGTGAAGTTGTTATCCAATCCAATGACACCAGTTGGATCAGTGTTGTTGAACATGGTGCTGCTGCTGATGCTGTGACGTGCCAGTGCTTCTGAACGCTTGCTACCAGTGTTTTGAAAATCCTTGAACTTGGGGTTCAATTTGCTTATGGTATCGATGGCCGCATAGCCTTGATAGGGCATGCGGTTGTTGATGAAATTCATTAATGATTGGCCAAACGTTGAGGATCTACCGGCATCCGCATTGGAGTTATCATTCATATGGTTTATTTATTAAAAAAGCTGGTGTATCAACTTTTACCACTTGATTTTATTGTGTTATTCGATTATAATACTAACGGTATAAAGGGTATCTATAATGAGATTAATCAAATATTTTGACGTTCGGTTCACTTTTCCAAAAATTCTATTCATTTATAACAAGGGATATGATGATAAAAACTTTGGATTGCATGTTACTAATCTAGATACAGGTGTACATATGTGTGCATATGATTATGGATATGATTTGAGAATACAATTGTTTGGATTTGGAATCTGCATATGGTGGATGTAGTACTTAAATTCCTACACCTGGTAAATGTAATTACAGCTTACAAACCAACTGCATATTCCAAGCTAATCAGAAGTTCCACGAAACAGAAACATGATTTAATTGAGTCTCACCCTTTCATAAAACAAATTATCAAAGGCACTTTGAATGATGAAGCATATGCAGCATACCTTTTCAACCTAAGCTACATATACAGGGAAATTGAACATAATTTTTATACTGAAATTAATGGCATGGATTTAATTCAAACAAAAAAAATTCTACACGACATTGAATCTTATAAGAAATTTTTAAATCTAAACTCAGATGTATTCTGTGCAAGCTATTACAAAGATTGGTTGAATCACATCAAGAGCAAACCCAAGTTCTTCCGGAAGACTGACCTGTATATCAGATGGTTGGCAGATATGTATGGAGGTCAGATAATCAAAAGAAAAGTAAGATTTGGTACCAAATATGTTTTTGATAATCTGAGGACCAAGATCAAGAAAATCAGACACTTCATTGAACAGGGATTGAACCACAACAACATTCAGATTTTCATTGATGAAATCAACACATCTTATGATCTGCATTACAGGCTTGTGGATCAGCTGTCAAAATATTATCATATTGATAAATGAAAATATCAGCTATAATTGAATTATGATAATTAAAGACATTAAGACATATGATGGTGTATTGTTGCACAGTAGATTTGCTTACAAATATTTCAAGAGTAAAGTTTTACCCATTGGCAACATCATAGCTTTCAGAGGTTCAGCAAATGTTGAAACAGAGGGATTGATTGATCAAGAGGATGCCATCAACAAGGATTTCATCTACAGTGAAGACATGATCCACTTTCTGTATGAAATGCCTCTCATAAAGGAAAGTTTTGGTGCCGTGGCCTATCAGAGACTATTCAACTCCAACGTTGCCTCAATATTGGCCAAGTACTTGGATGCACCCATTGAGGTGGATGGTGATGATTTGATGATTGTCAAAGAATTTACCAAAAACAAAATTACCCAAACCAAGGGAAAATGCAGCGTGAGCATAGTGCATGTCAAGGATGGAGCTGCACTAGGCCACACAGGTATCAATGTGGAAGCCGGTGACAAGGCACCTGCTTTTGCTTACAGTACCAAATTGAATGATGATCAATGCAAGGAATTCATGACCAAGGTTATCGAGCACTTTTACAACATGAATGATGACATCTTCATTGCTACGACAAAAATTATATCTCATTGAACATATTTGACATCATTAATGATGTGGCCTTCTCCAAGAAGATCAGACCCAATTTCAACCTGGAAGAAGAGAAGAACATCCAGCCGTTTCTCTTGAATAGATGGATGTCCATGTTGGATCCATCTGCAGCCCTCATAGTCAATGAAACACTCAACAAATATGGCAGAAATTTAAGCAGTTACGAATGTTACAGATTTCTAGCAAATGTATTGCCAAAATATAAGTTTAAAAGAATAGAATACATCAAGAAGCCCAAGATTAAAGATAGTTGATATAGTAGTATTTACCCATAAATGATTGCATGGGAAAACCAAGCATTGATTCACTACCGGTACAGAAAAGTTTAATTGATTTAAGCGGACTACCAAAGAATACCTTCAACAGTGTGTTGATGGGTTATGATCTGGTGAATGTGTTGGATGATATTCTGTTGGTGGAATTCACAGATTCAACTCACACAGGAAATGAAATAATAAGAAATGGCATTGTGGTGCCTGTTAATGCAGACACAAATGCCTGGAGAATTGGAAAGACCATAATTGCAGGCCCATCCTGCAAGTTGGTGAAGAAAGATGATTACATCTGTTTCCCAAACAACATGGGCATACCAATTGCAAACATAGTTGTGAAGGGATATGGCACACTCAGGCAAGGCATATTTTTAAATGAACAGAGGATATTCGGTATTGTTGAACCAAGAGAGGACAATGTTAATCAATCTAACAAGCCTAAAGTCCGTGCTACAAAATAATGTTTGCGAGATAAAGTTTGTAAGACGTATCCCCAGACCAGGTAGACCTCCATTCAGAAGAATGTTATGTACCACTTCACCTGCAGTACTCAACTCTGTAAATGGCAGAATAACGTTAAACTACAGACCTTCAACCAAACCCCTGAAGTATGATCCTAACCAGAAAAGCCTGGTTATTGCTTGGGATATTTTTATGCAAGATTACAGATGTGTGAATACTAACAGCTGTGACCTCATAACCTCCATACCGGCAGGTGACGCTTTTTGGACTTATTTTCAAAAAAATCTAATAAAATTAACCACTGCACAAAAGCTTGCATTCATGGATTCATAATATGTTATACGAAAAACTAGAAAGACACATGAATGGCTTGCTGCAAAGAAAAATTGAAATATGTCTCAACAATAAAACTCTTAAAACAGGCAAATTGATACTATTTTCGGTAAAAGACTTCTACATATGTTTCACTCTGCTTATAAACAATGTCAAAAAAGTATATGAAATGCCTTATCCGTTTAAATTTGATTACCTGGAACAAGGTGTTACTTTGTGCTATCAAGAAAAACACATAACTTTCAAAGGTAGGAAGCCGGATTTCTATTCGGAGCTCTTCATTGTGAAACCAAATAAATTTTTAAATCAACAAGTGCACATAAAATACGTAGAATAACTCGGTCTCCATTATATAATAATACCAATTATGAGAACAGTACATTGTGAAGTGAAGTTAGACAAAAAGAGGTGCACAGACAAGGATTATTTTGATTCCAAGCTCAAGCAATTTTCCCGTGAAGTGAAGAGAAGTGGTGTTTTGGAAGACCTGAGAAAAAAGGTTTGTTTTCTTAAGCCCTCACAGATGAGGAAGCTAAACAAACAGACAAAACATCTCAAGTGGCGCTTCTATTGATTTGTGTTTCAGAAATTAATTAACTTCTTTCCCAAGGAGTATGCACCTAGTGGTACACAGGTAGATTTGTTAAAACAGATAACTGACAAATTACACAAAAACGAGAAATTTATTATTGTCAGTGCACCTACTGGCATAGGCAAGAGTTTCATACCAGTAACAGTTGGCAACAGCAGCAACAAGCCCTCAGAACTGTTTGTAAAGAAGGTAGATTCCTATGATGTGTACAGACAAGATCATCACGGCAATTATCTACACTCAGTTGAATGTGAATCTGAACCACCTTTTGGTACTTTCATACTAACCATAACAAAAAATCTACAAGATCAATACAGTCAGCTGTTTTCCTATTTGCCTGTTCTCAAGGGCAAGACGAATTACTGCTGCAACATTGATACAAATTATGATGTGGAAACAGCCCCTTGTCTGTTTGTATCAAGATTAAAAGAAGAATGCTGGGAGAAAAGCAAATGCAGTTATTATAACAGCAGAAATGCAGCAATAAAATCCACTGTGTCGGTCTTGAATTACAAGATGTTTTTTTCACTACCATCTCATGTGAAGCGAAAAAACTACATTGTTTGCGATGAAGCTAATGAACTGGAGCATGAAATAATCAAGCAGTACAGTGTTGTCATAGAATATCAGAAGCTTGAAGATTATAAAATTAATGTCAATAAAATATACAATGAAAACTCCAATCAAGTGAGACATTGGATAATGGATTTGGCATTTAAACTCACTGAACAAATAAACCGATCCACTGGAAAAAAAGATAGTAATTTAGTCATGGGTGAGCGCAAGAAGATTATATCTCTAAAAAACCTCTTCAATTCCATAATGACTGTGGATCGCTTCTGGGATCAAATTGAATGGGTGGTGGAGAGAAATGCAAGATTTGTAAAACTAACACCTTTGTCAACTGATGTGCTGGCGCAAAACATATTCAATTATGCAGATCAGGTGATTCTCATGAGTGCAACCATCATAGATCACAAGGCTTTCGCTCAAACTCTTGGCATCAAAAAATATGCCTACATTGAAGCACCGTCCACCTTTGATGCATCAAAGAGCCCCATCTATGTTACCACTAGCAACAAGTTAAATCATAGCAACATTGATAGATGCATTAGTAACTTAGCCAAGAGCATCAAGTCGATATGCAACATGCACAAAGGTCAAAAAGGCATCATACATACACACAGCCTGGACATCACCGAAAAACTCAAGTCACATCTGAAGGATGATGCAAAATTTCTCTTTCGCGACAGAATCACCCCCAATGAAGAAATATTAAAACAACATCTCAACTCACCTGAACCCACAGTGCTTGTGAGTCCATCTCTCACCCATGGTGTTGATCTGAAGGATGAATTGGCAAGATTCTGCATCATTGTGAAACTGCCATATTTGCCACTAGGTGACAAAAGAATCAAGAGAAAATTCACTGTTGACAAGGAGTGGTATGAGAACACCATGCTCAACAATCTTGTTCAAATGTGTGGCCGCACCACCAGAAGCAAGAATGACTTCAGCTCCACGTATTTACTTGACGGCCATGCACCTAGAATAATTACAAACTGCAAGAATAAACTACCCAAATACTTTCTCGATAGAATATATTAATACTTCTGCAGTTGTATTAAATAATAGGCAATGAAGCAGAAATCATTTCATTTTGAAGTAAAAGACCTGTTGGTACAGTTTTTGGCCGCATTTAATGATGTAGTTATCAACAGATACAACAAAAACAGAGAAGCCAAGAGTCAATTGCAGGTCAAATATGTTTATGCTCCCAAACAGAGGGTGTTGTTTGATTTGATAAACCCTGGGCAAAATCTCACCTTGCCAATTGTGAGTGTCACCATCAAGAACATCGCCAGGGACAACGAAAGGGTGTTCAACAAGACTGCAGGTTTTTATGCACCTGGCACACCATACGAAAGAAATCCTGGTTACCTGACAAATTTCTACAGATCTCCAGTACCAGTCAATATTTCTGTGGACATGAGCATTCTGGCAAGATATCAAACTGACATGGATCAAATTTTAAGCAATTTTATTCCTTTTAACAACCCCTACATCATATTGAGCTGGACTGTGCCCAAAAAATTCAATTTACCTTACACACAAGAAATCAGAACAGAGGTGTCATGGAATGGACAACTCAACATGGAGTACCCAGTGGACATAAATGGCAATCAGAAAGCACAGATAGTCGCCAGCACTTCTTTCACAATAAAAGGATTCATATTTCCAATTGAGCAAGATCCTGCCAAAAATATATTCAAAATTGATGTGAGCATGACAGCGGTTTCTGCAGGCTCTGTGCTTGAATATGGCAATTACATTGCTCTGAGTGCTCAAGTCATTACTGCAGATAACACCATATTGTCCAGCTTCTACAATACTGACACATTCTCCATATCTGGCAGACCCACCATCACCAATGTGAATCTTGATCCTTCAATATGAAACAAAAAAATCCACTCATACCGGTGTTTACCATTTATACTGGAGTTTCTGGTCGCAGAATCACCTTGCAAGGTGACATGTTCAAATACAGAACTGATGTTGGATTGTATTTGAGTTCCAGCAGCTTTGATGGATCACAGAAATATTATGATTTATATAGCAATGTGAAAAGCATCAGCTCCAACAACCCCCCATTTAGTGCATACCCTCTGAGCAACTATGACGTTAACAACAATAATATCTTAAACTTTGAAATGCCCGCTAGAACCAGAGCAGAAAAACTGGATATAATATATGCAAATCCTGCTGGTTACATAAAGGCCTCTCAAATGGATGGGTTTACCTTCATTCGTGTTTTAACTTCCTAAATGTGTCAATCTCATGATAAAATGCAATAGGCAGTTGATTTGTCTGTTTATCTAATAAATGTTCTTATGAACGTACAAATGAATGATAAGCTATTAGAGTGTAAGCAGAAGATTGAAGAGATTTTGACTGAATATAGTGCCATACTTGTCCCTGTTACCATGATTTCTGGTGATAGAATAATGAGTCGCATTGATTTGGCACCAGCTGCAGCTAGTTCCAAAGCAAGTGACACTTCTGCTGAAGTACAGTCATAATCTCAGGCGCAAGTACCTAAATAATAGGTATGTATCGTTCATTTAATGATTTCTCCAATTTTACAGCGGCGCTGCCCACTGACAATATCATCATGTTTCGCCCCACAGTGGGCGAATACAAGATCGACTTGTTCACAATTTCCAAAGTATTGTCTGGTGGATTGCTGGCCACACCCAATGTTCTGTATGTAACAACAAGTGGCAATGATATCTTTCCAGGAACAAATGAACAGTTTCCAAAAAGATCAATCAAAGCTGCATGCAAAGTTGCAGCTGATAATCCTTCAACTAAATTTACAATCTTTGTAAGAACAGGTGATTACTATGAAGAGAATCCTGTGTATGTGGCAAGCAACACATCATTAATTGGCGACAATTTGAGAAGAACCAGCGTATATCCCAAGAATACAACTTATGATCTGTTTTGGGTAAGCAATTCTGTTTACATCTGGGGATTCACTTTCAGAGGGCACAAAGGCTATCATACATACGGTACTCCTCCTGTTGCCAGGACACCTGCAGCCATAGCATTTTATGACATAGATTCTGTTGATAATCCCTCCATGTATGCAAAAGCATTTTATACTGATCCCAATGGCAACAATCTGAGCCCAGCTGCATATGTAACAATCCCTGCTTTGAAACCCTTCATTGTGACCAGTCCTTATCCTCAGGGGTGCAGCAGCATAACTTCCTCCACAACTCCTGGCGCCAATGATGCTGGTTGCGGTGTAAGAATTGATGGCAGCAAGGCACGGGGATTCCTGAGAAGCATGGTGCTGGATTCCTACACTCAATTCAATGAAGGTGGCATAGGTGTGCACATCATTAACAATGGATATGCACAATTGGTGAGCACATTCACAATTTGTTGCACAGAAGGCATAAAATGTGAAAGTGGTGGTACATGTTCGATCAACACAAGCAATTGTTCTTTTGGGTTGTCTGGTTTGGTTGCCATTGGCAAATCTCCTTTTCCTGTTTTGTCTGCTACTCTGTTTGCTGCAAGTTCTGCTAATGATGCATATTTCACCATAACAGGCACTGTGTCCAGTGACACTAATGTACCAGTCAAAGAACCATATGTTGGTTTGGTCATGAATCTGTCAGGTGATACCACAGACACCCTGTACACTTTCAGCTCTGCAGCTTACATTTCACCTGGCACATACAGAATATTTGTGGATGATGTCATAGTCACCAATGCACCAGCCAACAGAGCAGTTTTCTTCTACATAAGAAGTCAGATCTCAACAAGTTCACACACCATGGAATATGTTGGATCTGGAACAGTTCTATCACAAGCAGTGCCAGCACTTGGTGGATTATCCAAAACAGAAAATCAGGCTTGTGCAGCAGATGGAGGCAAAGTGTATTTTACTGTGACTGATGAGAAAGGTGATTTTAGAATTGGAAATGATTTGACCATAGTGCAATCCACTGGAACCATTGAAGGGGATGCATTTGAGAAGTCATTATTTTCACTTGTAACACCATTTGTCATGACCATAGAAGGATAAATAGTATTATGGCAAAAACGCAATTTAATGTTTTCAAAAGACTGCAGTCAACTCTGGGCATTACTGATGCTGATCTGTACAAAGCACCTGCAGGCAAAGCTGGTATTATTCTGACTGCTCAGGCAGCCAACATTGGTGCAGCAACCAAATCAGTCACAATGTCTATATCTGCTTCAGATGGAATAGTTACTGAGCTAGGACAATCAATTGCCATACCAGCCTATGATTCACGCAGTTTAATTCTGGGTAAAATAGTGATGACAGAAGGTGATACACTGCTTGGCAGAGAAGATTCAAGCTCCAATGAAGTTAAGTTGACCATAGCATTACTAGAAACTGTAAACTCATAATTTTTAACATAAATAACCTGTGAATCAGTCACTTGAGTTATTATCGGATCGTGCCCAAGTAGTTGCACCGTTAAATGTTACTGCTGATAGATATACCTTTCTAGGATTGGATCAAGCTGAGCCCAACCTGGGTGTTGCACCCACATCTGCATATGTGTTAGCAACCAATG